TGCCGAAACCAACAGCACTGTAGGTAAAGTTCCTATCAATACTAGCATTACTTGAGTTTTTAAAATGAACTGTAAATCCTGTTCCAGATACATTAGTTAGTTCAAAATAATCTCCTGTTGCCATGTTTTGTGGAGAGATAATAACGGCAGGAAGAAAATTATTTAGATTACCTAAACCAGAAGTACCCACAAAAAATCTGTTAGTGAATGTAACGTTTTTTGCTCCTGCTCCTGATGCTATAACAGAAGATTGTTCTGTCCTGGAAGGCATAAATGCTGAATATCCTGCTTGCTGTAAATTCATATTTTGTGCAGTATCCGTTGTGGTAATAGTAATTCTGAACTGAAACCCTCTACCTTTAAACGTTCCATTAGCAAAATCATTGAAGTCGCTATATGAACTCATATCTGTAGAAGTTCTTACTGCAATTTTAGTGTTGACTTCGTTTGCAACTGTTCCGTCAAAATCTGTCCAAGTATCGATATTTTCAGTTCTATTATCAAATTGATCTCCTACATAGAAACCAACTCCTTGAAAATGCCTTTTCAGTTGTAATGAATAAGTTGCTCCTAAATCTAACGTATCTACGAAATCGTAAGTCCCTGTAGCATTTGCTGTAGGGTCTGTAAGTTTTAATCCTCCTAACGATCCATCGTAAACTACATTTGATTTAGTTCCGTTATATGGTGTGCCATCTGTATCCTCTCTATCAGTTTTTACAGTTATTTCATCAATAAGCTGCACTGTAGATAAACTTGCACTAGCAGCTACAGCACTAAATCTACCTCCATCATCTTGAAATTTAACAAGGTAAGTACCTTCAAGTGCTGGACATATAACATCTGTAGCATTACCAGCAACAGCTTCTACAACATCTTGAGCACTTTGAAATGTAGCAGCACCTCCACTCTGATTTGTATGTCTTACATAAACTCGCCCTCCATGTAAAACATCAATAGCAGTTGATTGATTAAATCTCAATCTAATAAATTGTTCATTTATAGGTTCTATTGTTAATCCTGTAACATTTTCAGGTACAGCAGTTTTACCAATCGCAGTAAATGTTGCTTCAGCAGGATTTTTAGATAAAACTAAAGCAGCATTATATGAAAAAACCTGAAATGTGTATTCGCCAATAGGGGTATCTAATAAATCAAAGTCAGAACTAAAAACTACTTGTGATACATAATTTCCATCTTCAAATTTGTAATTTACTAAATACTGAGTAACTCCTTGTACTGGCTGCCAATCTACAATTAATTTACTTCTAGCAATGTTATTTATAACTACTGTTTGTTCAGTAATTGTAAGGTTACTTGGTGCTGGTGCTGGTTGATTTAAAAGAGATATTGTTCTTGTAGGTAATGCTGTTCCATCTTCAATAAAAGCGTATTTGCCCTCTACATAAGTCAAAGCTGAAATTACATAATTTATATCATCTTGTTCTTCTACCTGTATCACTCTAAATAACTGAGTTTGTAGGGTTGTACTAGATATTAAATATGGTGCGTTTACGTTTGGTGCAGATGACAGTGCTGAATCTAAAGATAAAACTGCACCTGATATTGCCGATATAGTCTTAGACTCTACAGTTCCATCAGAAAGAATTACGCTTAATATTGGATTGTCTGTTAAAGAAGGTAAAGTAGTTTGAGCTTCAGCATCAATAGTAATAGCAGTAGTTGTTGCAGCTACAACACGACCTCCTCTTCTAGCTCCTGCTCTTACTGGATCGTTTACTTCAATAATAGAACCAGGTCTAACAACTATTCCAGAATCTATTGAAGTTGTAAACGTAACAGTTTCACTTTCATGTTGTTCAGCAAAGAGTATTGCACGACCCAATCTCGCAGCTTGATTACGAGAAGTACACGCAAATGCTTTTACCTGTTTAGTGATTATACCAAATTTACTTATAGCAGTACTATCTTCTACTACTTCAAAATCAACTTCCTTAGAATCCATATTAAAATAACTAACAGATACAACACTATGTCTAGTTTTTAAACTACTACCTGAGTAAGCAAATCCTCCTTCTCCTACATTGGCTAAATTAAATAAATAGCTTGCAGTGGTTTCTTTATCCTGAGATAAAACTATTCCTCCAGCAGACCATATTGGCATACATCTCATAACACCAGCTAGGTCATTTATTGCTGCAAATGCTTCTTTAGGACTTTGAATGTTTACATTGCAACTAAATCTTGCTTCTTGCCCTCCTTGCCCATCATCAACTTCTGTATTTGCATATTTACTAGCAGCGACAAAACTAAATAAATCTAAATTACTATCTGTAATGTGATTACCTAACCCATACCTAGTGTTTGTAATCAAATCAAGCAAACACATTGCAGGACAATTTGTGTAAGTTGCAGCTTGAAAAGTACCATTAAAAACGTATCCAGTTGGGTAATTTATTCTTCCAGTTTGTATATCAACAGTTGGTGTACCAGAATTATTAGCTCCTGCTCCTGGTATTCTTACTTTAATCCCTCTAATACGAAACTTTCTTGTAGGAATACGATTAAATTGTTTACTGTCTAATCTGAGAGCAGTATAAGCACTATTGGCATAGGTTGAGTTATTATCTATAACTTCTTGAAAACTTGTAAATTGGAAAGAATTTACTCTGTTTGAACTTGAGCTATCTACTGTCACACGAATAACTCTTACATCTACAGTTGTAAAACCACTTGTTAGTTCAATTCTATGATCTCTAGCATAAGCATCAGCAGTTCTACCAGAAACTTGAGTTTTTCCTGCTGTGCCTCCAACTTTATCTACAAAACCACCAGAATCATGTTGAACTTGTATTTTATATTCAACAGTATCACCTCTAATATCTCCATCATCTTCTGCAACTTGAATCTGAGGCCAAGTTAGAGTAACGATAACTGCATCAACATCAGTATTTGAAATCTGTCTAGTTACAGAACCTGTTATACCTCCACTATCAGTTCCATCAGCATTAACAACAGTAACTCCAACAGCAGTTGGTGATCTGCTTTCAGCAGGAATACCACTCATAGCAGTTTGATTTGATGTTCCAAACTTAGATTTAAAAGTTACATCTTGAAAATTAAAATCAGTATCCGCAGGACTAGCACTATTAGCATCAGCAGCAAGTACAGGTGTGTCATCGAGAAACACATCTTTTAGGCTTGCATTTTGATAAGCAGTAGTTCCTTTAGAAAGTTGCTCTTTCGATGCACTAGCAAATCCCTCTATCTCACCTTCAGATATTAAATCTTGAACAGTAGCAAAACTTCTGCTATGTAAAGTATCAGGAGCACGATAAGGAGGAGGGGGTGGCTTTGGCCCACCACCAGCACCTTTAATAATCTTTGGTTCGTCTGTCATGCTTCTACCTGATTAGTGTCAATGGCTGCACTAATTACAACACTTCCTGTAATTATTTCACCATAAACTATTGGAACAGGAGTGCCAGCCCTAGAAGTATTTTGAACTCCACTAAAACTAAATGATAATTGTGGATCTTCTTCAGAACTAAATTTTTGTGGTTCTGGCAGTGGAAAAAGCATCTCACTTACACCTGTTAACGCTAAACCTATTCCTAAATTCATTGCAAATTTTCCCAAAAATTTCAACTCTAAACCTGTTCCTCCAAATATCTGTAATGCACCAAATCCTCCTCCAGACATTATTGCTCCTGTAATTAATAATGCTCCTAATAAAAATTTACCACCACCTCTACCAGCACCAGCTATAACTGGAACAAAATGAATATCCTCTTGACCAACAGGATAATTTAATTCATCTTTATCAACATTATTATTACCTACTTTTACCTGATAATATTTTGGACTCATATATGCTTCTAAATTTGGAAAATTATGAATTAAAAAACTAACTGCTTGAGCTACACTATTTACTTTTACATCGAACTCTTTATGTCCGATAAATTCTGCTAGTTGTCCGTATAGTTTTACTTTACGATACATACCTATACCTCTTTCCTGTACATTTTAACAACCATTCAGAATAAGGTTCTCTACAAGATAGTCTATCGGTTAAATGATGAATAACATCTCCTTCAAAAAATAATGCTACATGATTTAAAGTTGGGTGCAAAATACTCATCAGTAATACATCTCCATCTCTTAATTTTTCTTCTGGTCTTAATTCTCTAAAATTAGTTCGCCATGCACAATCTTCAAACAAAGGCTTATTATTAAATTCTTCTAATGTTGTAGGCCTTTTCCAATCTCTAAGCTCAATATTTTTTTCTTCTTTATACCAATCTCTTACTAAACTCCAACAGTCTGTTATACCCCATACCCATTGACGACCCAATAATGGTGGCTTGTATCCGCAGGGTTCTAAATATGCCCATTGCTCTGTTTTAGGGTTAACAATATACCACGGCAAATTACTATCTTCGCAACTAATCTTATCTGCCTGACTAGGATCAGGTGGGGTAATGGGGTGGCTATGAACTACACCTACTATTTCTCCTGTATTATCTGCTTTTATATAATCTTCTGGGTCAATAATAAAACATTGATGTTCTGTCATTGAAAGATTACGACAAGGATAATAACGCTCTTTACCTTTTATATTTAACAAAAGTCCACAAGATTCTTTGGGATCTTCACGTTGAGCATGAAGTAGTGCTTTATATTTCCAAGTCATTGAACAAACGTACCAATAGAAGGAAATAAGGATCTAGTTGCCTGACGACCTGGGATTCTAATTCCAGCAAGATCCGTTGGTGCTGCAAGTTCAAATTCAACAATCTCTCTAGTTTCTGTTACTTTACGATCTATTGCATATATTTCTTGGGGGAACTCTGCATTTGGATTAGCAGTTGCATTTTGTCCATTAGCAAAATTAACCGCATCAAGAAATTTAGCTAACGTTCTGATTCTTGTTACTGTAGCTCCTGTTAAATCATTACCAGTTGTAGTTTCATTTACTGTTAAAAGTATTGCTGATATCAAACCCGTAGCATTACTAATCGTTATTTTAGGTCTTGGTAATTGACCTTTTTGAAAAGCAAAACCTGTTGCCTGTATTGGAAATCTAAGATAAGCATTACCATCCCAAACTATTTGACCATTAGCATTGAGACTGCTACCAGCATGAAATCTATATATAGTATTTGCACCATGCAATGAATTTGATAGCTGAAGAGTAAATAATTCAATAATTGCTGATGGATTTATTGATTGTAAATCACTAAATACTGCTGAATTTACTGTCATTATGATGCTGGTTCAAATACTTGTCTAAACGTAGCTTGAATAGTTGCTCTATTAAGATATGGAATTGATTTGCTCCATGTTTCACAAACAAATTCAGAAGATGAACTTTCTCCAGGTGGTGTAAAAGTAAAGCTATCACTATCGTTTGCTCTGGCATCTAAAAATGTTTCTATCGTATCTGCATCTGTTTCTGAAACTTCAAAAGTAAGATTAAAAACTTTTGGATTTTGATGCTGTGCTAAACCAAATAAAAGTCTATGTTCATACCCATCAGCAAAACGAACTGTTCTAGTATTTGGTGCGGATCTTTTTTGTTGCCCATATTTAGGATTTATTGAGGGAAAGGTAGCCATTATGCAAGTAATCCTCCTGGTCTTTTTTGCTCTATTATTTCAGATTGTACTGCAACTGATATAAGACGACCAAGTTCTCTTCCTTGTTCTTCATCTCCTTGTACATTAGAACCAGAAGCATCTACGTTTACTACTACAGTTGTTGAACCACCTAACTCATGGTTTGGGGTAACATAACCAGAAACTCCTGGAGTAAATAATTCAGGACCACGTTCTCCTACAAGAGTAGGTTTACGACCAGGTATAGGACCTCCATTTGCTGCTGTGCCTATCCCCGTTAAAGGATCTACTAATGGAACTGAGGTGCTTCCGCCTCCCCCACCTCCACCTATTCCTCCTCCAAAAAAATTCAATCCAATTCCTAATATTTGCATTCTTATTTGTTGTGCAATCATCTGTGCTGCCATATCTAAAAACGCATCTGCTGTTCTTTGGAATAAATTTCTTAATGCGTCTTGTGCTGTCATTGATCCTTTAACTATTCCTTTAAACGATTCTCCAAAGGCACTTCCTACTGTGTCAGCTACAGTTGTAACCATATATCCTACGCTTGTTAATTTTTTAAGTTCTGCTGATACAGAATCTATAGCAGACGGAATACTGTAACTCATTCCTTGAACTTGAGTATCTAATTCTGTTAACAAGTCTTGAAGTTCTGGTAATTCAACCATAAGTTCTTCAAATTCTTCTTGGATTTTTTGAACATTCTCTTCAGCTTTTTCAGCAGATGTTTTAAAGAAATCGGGAAATGCTTCTTTAAGATCCGTTGTTCCAAAGGATTTTATTAGCATTATTAATCTCAACTGATCTTTAAATACATCTGTTATTTTTTCTTGTCTTGTTATTTGTCTTGCCTCTGATATTTCTCTTCTCATATTTTCTTCTAATATCATTCGATTTAGTTTTAATTGCATATCTTTAAAACTTGTTAGTTTTGCTTCTCTCAATAATTGAATTTTCTGTTTAATACTTAATCCATTCTGAGTATCTAATATTGCTGTCATGAGAGTTTTTGTATCTCGTATAGCAGCTAAATTTTTAAAAGTATTAGGATTATCGCCAAAAATAAATGCAGCAGATTCTCCTGCTTCTCCAAACCTTGCAAATTCTGTAGCAACAGCAAGCACTTCATCTTTGGTCATTCTTAATGTTGATCTCATTTGATTAAAAGATTCTCTAGTAAATCCAGCAGAGTGTCCTGCATTTTCAAATGATCTACTAATTTTTAATAAAGATTTATCTAATTCGTCTTGTTGTTGTATAAAAGTTCCAATGGCTGTACCTGCAATAGATAAGGCAAATCCAAATTGACCCCCTAATATTCCACCTAAAGCACCACCAGCAGCACCACCAACTGCTGACGCACCTGTTTGTCCAAATAGTAAAGGAAACGCACCACCGATAATTGCACTACTAGCAATATTGCCCATATTGCCTTTTTGATATTTAGCGTTTTGTTGTTTAGCTTTCGAGTTTTCTTTAGTTGCTTTTGTGTTTTGATTTTGAACTTTAGTATTTTGAAGATATTGACTATTGTTTAAATCTAAATTTTTAGTTTGTGTTCTTAAGGCTTGAGTAGCGTCTTTATGTCTTTGAGTTCCTATCTTAACTCCATTAACATATTCTTG